TTCTAGATAAAAAATATAATTAGATTTAAATATTGTATGTAGTTTATCTGCTATCTTAGTAATTTTAGGGGTTTTTACATCTACCATTTCTCTTATGTAAATATATAAAGCTTTTTTATTAAATACTTCTAAATCTTCTCTTTTACGAAATAATTCCAAAATAGCATCAGCTATTTGAGCATCATTTTTTTTAGGAAATAACTCAAATATATTATTAGTTACATGTTCAACAAATATATCCACATATTTATCTAAATCACTTTTAACTCTTTCATCTCCTTGGCTGTAAGTATGTGTAGATGTAGGTTTAGTTAATGCTTCAACCCCAACTTTTTTTATTTTTTTATTGTAATTTTTTGTATTATATAATATTAACCATCTTTTTACTATGGTACCAAAATAAGAATATGCTTTAGCACCCCTACTAGGATCAAATAAATGCATTTTAGATAAAAGGAAAGTTATAATCTCATGCTGTAAATGTTCTAAATTTTCTACTTCTGTATGGTAAAATTTAAAAGTGTGAATTATATTTTGGGTTAGTTTAAAGAAAGCAAAATGTATTTCCTTTTGGTAAATATCACTACGTACCTTAGGATCAGGCTCATTATTATATCTTACTATAGCGTCTTCTGTTTCTTGGGTAAAGTAATTTTTACTTTTTTTCCTTCTCTTGCGCATTATTGGTTATTTTAAATTGTGATAACTTATTTTGAATTTTTTGTACTTCTTTAAAAAACCAACCGATTTCATCATCTGACCTAAACATACCTTTTTCATCTATTTGTTTAAGTCTTTTTTCAGAGAAGGTGATGTGCTCCTCCACTTTATCTATAAATTCTTGTTGGGAAACTATAATGTCCTCTGCTTTTTCATTTTTAGTTAAAAGATTAAAGGTCGTATAACCTAATATACTGACCAATAATGTTAAAATCCCAATAATTATTTCTAGCATCATAAATTATCTAGCATATTTTTTAGCCCGGGACTTGATAATGTGTTTAGGGCTTTTGATTTTGTACTAGTTTTCGACCTTAATGTATAATTTTCCTTTTGCCCCTCCACGCTATTTTTTCCTTTTAATTTAGGTAACCATTCTTTTTCAAATTCTATACGTGCGGCCATTAAATCCGCTTGATGTAAAATATATGGAAGTGACGTACGTGGTTTTTGTTCTGGGAGGAATGTTTTAAGGTATTTTACATTAGCATCATCATATAACCCATCATGGGTCTGGATTGCAACCATTTCATTAAATGTATAAGAAATATCATGTTGTTGTAGAAGAAATAATCCTCTATCAGGCACAGAACAAAATGCTAATTTTTTATTAAACATATAATCTTCACCTAATTTATCCTTTCTCCATTGATCAGTCTGGGGGATGTAAGCGTCATGGTCTTTATCTCCTAATTTGCCTAAATCATGGTTAATAGCAGAAAATACCAATTCTTCTTTAGTAAATGTAGTCATATCACAACCCATTTCTTCCCACATGTCATATAATCTAAGAGATCCCTCTACTACTCTGTTTACATGAGCAACATAACCACCTGGAAATGCTCCATGATATTCTTTTTTATGAGCAGCAGGCATTAATATAACCCTTTCCTCATAACGTTTATAAAAATTAAGTAGTTGTTCTCCCCTATTTCCTGGAATATGTACTTTAATATTGGCTAAAAATATTTCCCAATTTGATTGAATTTGTTCTGCTGATAATTTCATAACTTTTATTTTAAATTTTCTTTTAATGTGTCTTCCATTTTTTTAGGTATGAAAGGTAACCATTTATTTTTAGGACAGCCTGCTGACATAGACCTTACTTTTAAATTAATAATACATCCACATTCCGCACAACAAGGAGGAGTTCCTGGTACTGCACAGTGGGCTCCGGACATATCAAAATATTCACATTGTGAACAAATTTGAGCTCTAATAGCAGCTATTTCCTCAACTTCCGCCTTAGTAAACACTTTATTTTTTATACCTTCATAAATTAAATCAAGGTTACCAAAAGCATTTATTAATTTGTTTAATCTATTCACACTTATTATCTGATAGGATTTTGTTCATCCGCAGAAAAAGGCTCCCTTTCAATTATACCCTTAATATCTTCCATTATATCCTGGGCCTTATTAATTCCCTTTCTATAAGTTTCTACGGGTTCCTGAGTGTTAACAATTCTATGTAAGTTAAGTAATGTGCTATCTAAAGCCTCTATTTTTCTGTATAGTAAATTTCTATTTCTCATATTTTATAAACTTTATTTTTTTTTTTATCCAACCCCCTCTTATCAACCTTTATCTCTATCCCTTTTTTCCTAAACCCGTGATATAAATATACGAGAAAAAAGGAGGTATTCCAAATTATTTTTTAAATTCTCCTTACTATTTCTTGAATATCGTAAAGATGAGCGCACTTTTCATATTCTTCAACCCCCTCAAAATACTTTATAGACATATCTAAAGCATTAAAAAGTAATTTAGGATCAAAATTTATTATAGCATTTACATCATCATGATGGGATAAATCTATTTCATTAATATATTCCCAAGATTTATTAAAAATAGAATACTCAGAGGCTTCTTTTGTTGTATTATGGTTAAAACTAGGTTTTTCATGTTTTAAAAATTTTTCTAGTTTATCATGAAATACTTGGTGGTTTTGAATTAATTTTACGAACATTCCCAGTTTAGCAACTGGTCCTTCCATAAATTGTTTAATTTTCTTTTTTGTTTTTTCATCTGTAATCTCCTTACCATCAACAAACAAATTAAAAATCTTATTTTTATCTATCATCTTTTACCACCATTATATTGTACAGCATGTCCTTCTGTAATTAATAAATCATTTAATTTAACATCACCAAAAAATATCTCTCCTAAACATCTACCAAATTTACCAACTCCCTGCGATTGCAGAATAAAAGTATTTTTATGTTTTTTAAACATATCAACCACAAATTGTTTGGCAGCTAAACCTCTAGCTTTTTCTTCTAAATCTCTAGTGCGAGATTCTGGTGTATTAATACCTACTAATCTAATTCTTACTTTTTTCCAAGTATCGAATCCTAAATCTACTGATGCGTCAACAGTATCCCCATCAACAACTCTATCTAATTTTGCGTTATATATGTACATATGAACGTTTGGTTATAAATATGTACTATTTTTCTAATTCCGCTAATTCTTTTTCAATATCCGATTTTATTTTTTCAAGTATTTTATACTCCTTAATTATATCTTTTTTATTTGGATTATCTGGGTGGTATCTCCATACTTCATCCATAACTGTTTGTGTAGCTAGTAAATCTGCTACTAAATCTGATTTTTTATTATCTATTTTATCTTGTTCTGACATTTTATTTATATTTATTTCCTATTAAATTAATTGCTTGTTTTGCTTCTTCCAAACTTATTTGAAAAAATTCTTTTTGCATGTTTACTCTATAACTTTCTAATTTATGGTGAACTTCCCTTTCAATTGTTTCTCCATTAAAACATTTATAAGCCCATTCTACTTTATAAGGTAAGGCAACACCTGTAGCAGAGGATATTTGTTTAGCCCTTTCATCAGGTGTCTTTTTAGTATAACCTATTTTTAATAAATTGGGAGTAGTTGGATTTGATAAAATATATACCCACTGATCTCCTTCTCCTTTATCGGAATACAAACCTATTTTTTTAGCAGTATAATATGTAATATCTTCCCATCCTTCACCTTTGGAGCTAGGGGTTAAAGTAAAATATTTAGCAAATTCTACTCCTTTATTACCATAATTTTCTTTTAATGGTATATACCCCTTAGCTTCCTCAACTGAAATTCTAGTTAAACTCATTATGCATTTATATATTGAAGTGCAACATCAAACATCTTACTATTCAAATCCATATCTTGTTTAAAGTTTTTAATCTGTCTAGCTTTTCTATGCTTAGTACCCACTGTATATTCAAAATCACCTTCAATAATTTTTTCTTGAATAGTATTAAATACACTCCATAAATCATCACCCTTATCTTCTGGTCTAACTGGAGTAATAAAATCATCCATATCAATAGTAATTCTTCTTAATTCATCTTCTGGGAATCTAACTGCTAACATATCTTTAGCAAATTTAAGAATTGA